AGTACCAGTAACTTCAAAATCTCCACCTACATTATGTTTATAACCACAATTTGATTGAGAAGTTGGACACGTAACTGTAAATCCATTCATTGTAGCATTATTAGATACATAACCAGAGCTACCAGGATTAATTTGATCTGTGGAGCTAGAGTTCCAGTCTACTCCATCTCCTGCATTGGGAAGTAAATTACCTGTTGTTATTTCTTCTGCTGAAGTTGTAAGGGTTAATGCTGTCAGCAAAACGGTTAATAGCAAAATACGCATATACACTAGCTCCTATAAATATTGTTAGCCAAATCATTTTTTTCTTCTACGCATGTAATGTTTTGATGGTTCGTAATCCCATTTTTTACCATGATGTCCTCTTATGTCTGCATACCACATTCTTAATCTTACAATCCATTTTCTTACTGGCATTGGCATTATTTAGGTGACTCCCAATTTATGTCTTTTTTCTTTTCCTCAATCTTTTTTTCTACTTGTTTGTCAAATTCATCAAACTCTTCTGTCATTTTAGCTTCTTCTTTAGCGTTTTTCTTTTCTTCAAGAGCTTTCTTTTTAGCTATTGCTTTTTCTTTTTTCTCTCGCTCCTTCATACGTTTTACGTAGATGTCATAATCAGGTCTTTCGTGATCGTATTTAGACCATAATTGTTTTGCTTCTTTACCAATTTTTCCATCAATTGGACAAGGAGTGCCAGCTTGTATCATTGATTCAAATACACGTTCATCTTGGCAGAGAATAGCAACCGCTGCTACTTTCATACCAAAGTCATTTAAAATTCTTGCTAGTTTTAATCTTTCACAATTCTTGTCAATAAAATGTTTTCCTGCTGACACACCAATACCAAATGTTTGCACACCTGCAGAAGCTCCTACTGCACAAACATCTTGTGTCATAGAATTATAAGAAGGCGCTGCAGCTGATGGTGGTGAGGATCTTATATCTGAGTTTGTAGTATTATTGGTTGTTGATGTAGATTCAGATCCAGATTGATATGTAGTTGTAGCAGTTGATGTATATCCACCTTCAATTGCTGTATTAGATCCAGATGTGTTTGTTTGTGTAGATCCTGCACGTGCTGGTCCTGCACAAAAAGCTAAAAGACACATTAAAATAATTAACACACCTGTAAAATAGTAGTTCATCGATTTCTCCATAATTATTGACAGCTTTCACATTCCTCCGTGTCATCTATTACTAAGCCGCCATTATTATTTTCATAAGTTAAGTCTTCAGCTTTATTTTTACATTCACAATTTTCACACACACAAGTTCCATATTCATCTGCATGAAGATCTCCACTGCAATGACAATCATGATTACATTTTGAACATTTATTCATTTTTTTCCTCAATATCATAGAAGTACTTATCAGTATCTTCTGTTTTCCATTTACGAGTGTTTTCTACATTCCACTCACTTGTTTGCACTTTCCAATCAGGCACTTCATCTTTCATAGTAAAAGATGAGATACTCCATATTAATCTATTGTTTGGTTGTGCTGCATAATTTCCATTCTCTAGAGCGAGAATGTGAGCGCACTTATGTTCGTGCGGTATTTCTGAATGATCAGAATCTAGTATATTAGCATCTGGGTGAGCCCAGTCAACTGTGAATAAGTAGGATCCGTGATGCCACTTTTTATCTTTACCCCAATATTTTCCTGAGGTTCCCTCTAAGAGATCGTAAGTAGTGACAGCAGGATAATAACTAAAACAATTCCATAACTCCAGCTCGTCAAGCCTACATTTAGGTACTTCTTCTGGTTTAAAACCTCTTTGAATGAACGCAGATATGGGCAAACGATAGAATACAGCACCATTTTCCATAATACAATGAAAGAGGATAGGACGCCCTGTAATCGATGTAATGCCAAAAATAATGCAGTCTTCCACTTCTCCATGGTGCTTTTTAAGATCATAAAGATATTCTCTTCTGATCTGTGCGTAAGTCACAGGAATGTTTGCATTCAAATAGGCCATGTATCATATGTATTAGATAGCTAATATTAAGATAATGACTATAGCAACAGCTACACCGATTTGTACTTTTTTATCAGATTTAACTATTGCAATTATATTGTTAACTATTTCCATAGTTCCCTCCATTTTATTTTATTATACCCCAATTAAGACCAGATTCATAGTCTACTTTATTAGGAATTTCAAGAGAAACAGCGTCTTCCATAATGTTTTTTATTTTTTCTGCATGTTCTTTTGATTTGACGGATATGTCTAATTCATCATGAATTTGTATATGTGGAATAATTCCTTCTTTATACAATTCAATCATTGCTTTCTTTGTCATGTCAGCAGCTGACCCTTGTATAAGTTTATTTAATGCTTTGTAAGTATAAGCTCGTTTAATCCCTGGTCCGTGTTCCTTGATTGCATCTTCATGTGGTAATGCTTTATGAATACCAAATTGATTTGGTTCCCATAAATGAAACCTACACAATCGACCAAGAAGAGTTCTAATACGTCCACGATCCTGAGCACGTTGCATAACATTGTCCATCAGTTGTTTTACAAATGGAACTTTATTATGGTACTGTCTAAATAAATTATCAGCTTTTTCTTTTGATACACCTAACTCTGCTTGTAATTTATTTTTACCCATACCATAGAACAGACCAAGATTTATTGTCTTGGCCTGCGATCTAGGTATCTCTGCCATGTCAGCTACTATACTATGAAAATCAGCATCGCCTTCACGATACGCATCCAATACTTCGCCCGCTCCATAGAGATTTTGTAAAGAAGCATAATGCACTACCAACCTAGGTTCTTGCTGAGAATAGTCAAAACAACCCCATGTATGGCCCTCCTCAGGTATAAATAACGACCTTATCTTAGGTCCAAGTTCTTTATCTCTAGCTGGTATTTGCTGTAAATTTGGATTTGAATAACTAAATCTTCCAGTTACTGTTCCTCCATTATCTCCTCTTAATTGATTAATTTCTGCATGTATTCTACCCTTGTAAGAATGTTTCAATATGGTATCAATAAATGTGGTATGAGCCTTATTTATTTCACGGGCTCGGGCTATTCGTTTCACTAGTGGGTGGGGGTGATTCTGTAAAAAGTTTTTTGTAAATGATGGAGAATTTGTTTTTTCGGTTCGGTCAAATGGTAGGCGAAGTTTTTCAAAAACTTGCGCTATCGACCTCGCTGCCCATATTTGGGTATCTACTCCAGTTTGTTTTTTTACTTCTAATAACAATTCTTTTTCTTGTGATGATAATGTTTCTTTTAATTGATGAGCTGCTTCAACATCTACTCGTACTCCTAAAAAACGCATATCGACTAGGCAAGGAAAAAGTTCAGTCTCTAATTCAAAAATAGCGTTTAAATCTTGGTGTAAAATTTCTTTTTTAAGTTCTTGCCAAAGCTCTAATGTAAGTTCAGCATCCTTTTCTGCATATGCGCCAACATAAATGGCAGGTAGTTTATACATTTCTGCCTTGGGGTCAACCCCCCAACTCTTTGCAGCTTCATATAAAGCTGTTTCATTTTTTGTCTTTCCAGTGTATCTTTTACTGCAGTTGTTTAAGTCATAACGCATTTGATTTTCATCAACAAGGGCCGATGCAATCATCGTGTCCACTATTTTACCGTTAATACTTAAACCTAATGCTCTGATCCAACATACGTCGTACATGGCGTTATGAAATATTTTGATAGAATCTGTGTTCAGAACTGATTGAAACCATTTTAAAACTTTGTTTCTATCCATATTACCACCACCTTCGTGAGCAATTGGATAATAACCAGACCAACCTGATACAGCAACAGCCACACCCGTCACATCTCCTCTACCTACTACATTGCCTGATCCCATTTTTACAAGATCAGGGTCTTTAGTTTCTAAGTCAATTGCTATTTCTTCATGTTTCGATAGATCTGGAAAATCTTCTGGTGGCAGCCATTCTGTTTGTGGAGAGAATAAAGGTTTTTGTATCATTTAACAAAACCCCATGAATTCTTTTTTTCTTTTTTTATCTCTTTCACTTCTTCAGGATAATCTCTATCGATAGCCATGTCAATATAATGTTTTGCTTTTAATAAATCTTCTTTTTGATTTTTCTGTTTGTGCCTACATAAATATTTAATTGCGTTTCCTTCGGCAAATGGAATATTGTTTCTATTTATAAATTCGGATGGTTGAATAACCATAGATTTGTAGTGATCCCCGCCTACCTGTTTTTTATATATTCTATCACTCATTGTGTTACTTCCATGATCTCAATTCCTAATTGTTTTTGAGTTTCAGTTAAAACTCTATTAATTTTTCTAGCTTTTTTCCATGTTGCTTTTGTTTTTAAACGATAGGATGGAGTCTTTACATCTATTAATTTAATTTCTCCTGTAGGAGTGACAGCTACTAAATCAAATGGACACTGTGGGTCTACTGCTTTAGCAACGTGATAACCTTTACCTAATAAATCAACTATCATTTTATATTCTCCTATTGAACCTTTAATAGATTTAGGACTACTCATATTATAAATCCTTTATTGTATTGTTTTGGTTCTACTATGTGTAAGTTTTCTTTTGTTCGTGTTGCACCTACATAAAATAATCTATTTTCATCATCTGC